AAGAAAGCCGGAGAAGATTGCAAACAAAGTATATGGTGGTAGAATGGGTAATGGTCCTGAAGCAAGTGGTGATGGTGCAAAGTTTTGTGGTAGAGGATACATTCAATTGACAGGAAAGGATAACTATACTGCATTTGGTAAATCAATCGGTGAAGATGTTTGTGCTAACCCACAAGTAGTAGCTGAGAAATACGCATTACTATCGGCAGCATGGTTCTTCTCTAAAAATGGATTACATAAGATGGCAGATGGTGGAGCAACTGATTCCGTAGTAACATCAATTACAAAAAGAGTAAATGGTGGTACAATTGGATTGGAAGACCGTATTAAACATTTCAAAGAATACTATTCTTTATTGGCATAGGATTTGGTGATGTAAATAAAAATTCGTATATTTATAAAATATAATAACACACAATGGCAAATATAAGTTTAAAAAGACTATTTGAAGCGGCGGACCCTAAATTGGTTGCTCGTAGCAAAGAAAGTGGTAAGTTGGTTTATTTCAATAAGCCTTCCCATAAAGCTGCAGCATTAAAGGCAGGTACACACGAAGACCCTAACGCTGAAAAAGGTCCGGACCCTAAATTGGTTGCTCGTAGCAAAGAAACTGGAAAGTTAGTTTATTTCAATAAGCCTTCCCATAAAACTGCAGCAATAAAAGCTGGTACTCACGAAGACCCTAACGATAAAAAAGGTGCACAACCTAAAGCAAATGTAAAACCAAATGATATGTTTGGTGGCGACTATGCAAAGGATAGAGGTGGAGAAAAATCAAAAGAAACTAGAAAAGGTAATCCTACTGTAAACAAAGAAGCTAAGAAAAAAGCAGAAGAATTTGGAATTACTCCACAAAAGTTGGGTAAAGATGGATATACAAAAGCAATGTATCAAGCAGCAGTTGAAGCATTAACTGATGCAAACTTCCACGATGAAGCAAGAGAATTGGTATCAAAGATTGAAGGAAAACCTGAATGGGCTAAGAGAGTAAACTATCCATCGATGGATGACCCTAAGTATAAAGAGAAAATGGCGGATATTAGAACTAACGGAGTAGATAGTTCGGAATATTGGGGTGGAGAAGATGGTACACATGAATTTGCTAGAAAAGTAGCAGCATCTTCAGGATGGGCTGGAGTTGATGCGGCTGACGGAATTGCATTCACTTTAAGAATGAATGGTTTCCATAAACAAGCAGATATGATTCAATCCGTATTTGATGACAAACCATATATGAGAGAACAATCAACGAAACTAACATCAATGATTAAAAAATAACTAAAAGGGAGAAACTAAAAATTCTCCCTTTTTTATTTTGACACAAGTTGTCACATATTATTTTTATAAACGCTTGTTTATATCGGGCTTTCTTCGTATGTTTACTATGTAATAAAACGATAACGATATGAATACTCTAAGATTTAACCGCCACGAATTGTTCTCCGAAAAAATGATGGAGTTTCACTCTACTACCATCCGAATAGTGGAAGATTACCACATTGCTAGAAATGAAAATTGGCACACACCTCTATACAATATGCTGTGTGGTGTATGGGATGGATACTTTTACACCGAAATGCTAGAGATGGCTAAGCAGATGGGATTACCTACTCACATCACTAACCGAATTGAATTTACTGAATTATACATTAAACTATAATAATATGATGACTCCTCAAATCACTGCCCGTTACCTATACAATGGAGAAATGATGGTACGGGTACTATTCCCCAATGGTACTGAGAAAATAATGACTCAGACCGAATATGTGAATACTTACTTAAAAAAATAATCCTGTTGATACTCAATAGGTTATAAAATAGTGCTTGTATATATCAGGTATTATTCGTATGTTTATTAAGTAATGAGAGAGATTAATTTTAAACCCCTTAGAAAGATGAAATTAGGATTAGTAAGAATACAAAATGAGAAATTGGTTGGAGTTCAGTACTTCGAATCAAAGTTCGAAAGAGAGCTTGGTGAGGAACTTAGTATCAATGGTGTGAAATGGAATGTAGCTGTGATAGGTGAGGATAGGAATACCATCGTTGATGTTCTGAATGGTTTCATTAAGAAACAAAATTCAATAGTGAGAAAACAAAACCAAATGATTAATAGAGAAGCTAACTACCGATTCAATAAGGTATTAGCCGAAGCAATCCAATATGTTAATAACCTTTAAACCCCTAACCCTATGAGAGTGAGCCCCGCTACTATGAGCCGTATTAAATCCCTAATGAACCTATGTGAAATTGTCGAAGGTGGACCAGGTATGAAACCCAATGAATTCGAAGCCTATTGCGAACTTGCGGGTATTCAAAGAACATATTTGGTTACATCCCCTACGAATTTTAATGATGGGATATACCACATCACTCTACCTGAATATGGTTACCGATGTGTGTTCTCAATGAATGGTTTGCCAGTCAAATTTCAATAAACCCCTAAACCCTTTATATATGAGAATAGATGCGGACACTTTAGTTTTAATTCGGTCTGAATTTGGCGAGTATGACCTTTCACAAGTATGTGGGGGTAATAATGATGTATATCTCCGCTTTGGATATTGGCGGAAAGTAGACTTAGAAAAACTCCAAACCCTCATAGGTAGTGGTATTCTAGTGGTGGAGGACGATCTTGATGATGATGATTGTGGTACTTTGTATAGTTATAAACTAAGATGAAAAACTGATAACCAATACTCACCTCTACAATATTTGGTGTGATTTTTTATTTGGTATTGTCACAAATTTATCGTATATTTGTTACATCATTTACCATAAAAATATATCGAAAAAAAGATTTGGAAATATCAGGTATTCTTCGTATATTTGTGTTTCCATTATATTTATATGTGTAACGGAAGTGTAGGAAAGACACTATAATCCAACCTTAAAACGTATGTTTTAAAACTTAAACTCTTAAAACTTAAAAGACATGGCTATTAATTTAGACGCAATTAAGAGCAGACTTAACAAACTGCAAAACACCCAAAGAACAACTGTAGAACTTTGGAAACCAGCACCGGGCAAACACACTATTCGTTTGGTCCCTTACAAATTCAACAAAGAGAATCCTTTCATTGAATTGTACTTTCACTACAACGTAAACAACAAAACTTATCTATCTCCGATGTCATTCGGTAGACCTGACCCAATTGTTGAGTTTGCTGACAAACTTAAAAGAATGGGTGATAAGGAAGATTGGAAAGCTGCTAAAAAAATGGAGCCGAAACTTAGAACATTCGTACCAGTATTGGTAAGAGGTGAAGAAGGTGAAGGTGTAAAATTTTGGGGCTTTGGTAAAACTGTATATCAAGAGATTCTTGGTTATATGGCAGATCCTGATTACGGTGATATTACTGACCCAAATGAAGGTAGAGATATTACTGTTGAAGTAGTATCGGCTGAAGACAGTGGTACATCTTACCCTGTAACAACAATCCGTGTTAAACCAAAAGAAACTCCTTTAGCAGCTTCTAAAGAAGATACGGATAAGTACTTAGCAAATCAGAAAGAAATTACTGAACTTTATTCAGAATTAACTTATGCAGAATTGAAAAATGTATTAGAAGGTTGGTTGAATCCATCGGCAACTTCTGAAGATGAAAAATCAGCATCAGCTGAAACCTTATCTTCAACTGCTAATGAAGATGAAGCACCATTCGATACAACTCCATCAAAACCAGCGGCAGCACCTTCTAAGAAATTAGATGATGTAGCAGCGGCATTTGATGACCTTTTCAATTAATAAAATAAGTTAACATATGGCGAAAGCAACTAAGGAAATAGACTTAGCGGAAGTACTCGCTGAGTCCCTTAACAAACAAGCAAAAGACCAAAAAGTAGCATTCTTTTTGGACAACAATGACTCCCCTACAAACGTAGAAGGTTGGGTATCAACCGGAGCATCAATGTTGGATGTGGCAATCTCTAATAGACCTTATGGAGGTTTGCCTGTTGGTAGAATTACCGAAATTACGGGTTTAGAACAAAGTGGTAAATCATTAGTATCAGCTCACTTACTTGCCGAAACACAAAAGTTAGGAGGTATAGCTGTATTGATTGACACGGAGAACGCCGTAAGTAGAGAGTTCTTAGAAGCCATTGGAGTAGATACAACCAAATTACTTTATGTGACAGCTGAGACTGTTGAACAATGTTTTGAATATACCGAAACTATCATCGAAAAGGTGAGAGTTTCATCGAAAGATAGGTATGTAACAATCGTTGTGGATTCAGTAGCAGCAGCATCAACTGAAAAGGAGATGGAAGCTGATTATGGTAAAGATGGTTACGCTACGGATAAAGCAATTATCATTTCCAAAGCAATGCGTAAAATCACAAA